TCTGCGTTTTGATCAATGGTTCCAAAATTAGGCATTTCTTTGTCTTTCCTCTAGTTTATTGAGATAGCTCATCAACAATTGAAAATATAAATCACGCTCAAAAGGTACCATTTCCTCAATTTCTTTTATAGAATATTTATGGTGCTGAACCATAGCAAACATCATATTGTAATAGTTCTCTAGTGTATTATGACTCAGCGCAACGTAAAAAAATCATTTATTGAACTCAAAACAATCTGTCTATTATTACCAAGAGAGTTCTTATACTTTATCTCATAGTTAACCTTTGGTACGTTAGACAAATAATCACTAATCTTTGTGAATGTTTTTACATCCAAACTATCTAAAAATTCTAATACTTCTTCTCTCGTGAACAAAGTAGGATCATACACAGAATCACCATCAAAAATTTTATCAATACAACGTATGACCAATTCAACTGTCGCATCATCCATGCTATTCTTAAAGAACTCTTTATCTGAATAGATGCTGGCTGATGGATACTTCATGACAATACCAAGCTTGTCATTGACCATAATTTTGCTTTCAACATTTTTTGGAATATCTAATTTGATCTTATCCAAATCGACTTCAAATTCATAGAGCTTTTCGTCTTCAAAGTCTTTGAATGTAAGATTAACTCTATTTGAAATAGATAGACCACGAAGCTTGATGAAAATATATTCTAAGTCGAATACAGCAATTTTGTTTACATCAAAGGAATCATCAATAGCACAATTTTGTACAACCTGATTGATTGCTGTTAAAATATCGGATTCTTCGTTACTAGCCTTTGCAGTTAAAAGGATCTTTTCTTCTTTGACTAGTAACTGTCTAAACTTCATTTTCTTATTTTTAGAAGGTATCAGAATATCAAATTGCGGATACATAATTTTAGGTAATGCCATACTTATTCACTCCATTGTGTTAAAATCTTATAAACATAGATCCTCTTATATCGCTCTGAATTGCATTTTCAGAAGGACCAAGATAAATGTCTGATGGGTTTACTTCTCTATCAACTCTCTGTTGTACTCTTGGTAAAGTAACATTAATATTTGTATCTTGTCTTACATTCCAAGATCTATAATTGAAACGGATTGGCATATTGATAACATCTGCTGCTCCCCAATTCAATGATATGTCTGGTAATGAAATTGGAAATGCATCTTGAAAGTCAACAGTGATGATTGGCTCATCAGGAAAATTTTCTGCATACACGAATACAGTTATTGTTGTTACAAAATTATCTTTGTAATCTAATTCATGTAAAGTACCAGAGCTAATATCGAAGGCATAGATCATTTCCACCCAGTCTTTAAAAAATTTCCAGATCTGTGTCTTTTGATCGATACGAAATGTTATATCCAAATCCGTGAACGAAGCACCCCATACAGTTTTTTCTAAATTACCAACACCTTGTCTTCTAATTTCAGATGTCTGTAATGATATACCAGGAAGGCTACAAGATTCAGCAAAGTATTCTATGATAGAAGCTGTTTTTGTTGCACCACCATTTGAAGTTCCTACGATTGCACCTGTGGCGTCAACTGTTGCTGTACCATTTAACATACCGTTTGGTGGAGTGATACGCACAAAAAATCTATTCGACTTGAGCATACCGCCTTCAGCAGAAACTTTTGCTTTAAATTCGTTGATATTGAATGCCATTTAACCTACCGATGATAATGATTCTTTGAATACTTTAGACTTGTTTGCCTTCGCGAATCGCTCGGTTGGCAACATCACTGCCATGTCCCAATTTGTGACAGGTACATTAATAAAATTACTCTGTACATGACTAAACAAATATCTTTTGTAACAAGGTGCAAAGTATTTAAACTTGCTTGCATTATTCAATAGTTGATAAGATATCTTCAACTTGGTTGTATTATCATATTTAGTGTTGTTAAGTAGAGAATACAGAGAGTCCATCAGCCGAGCTCTTAGCTGTGGAGAGATGTAATGCAGGTTGATTCCATCGAATCCCTGCGAGTCTACGTTAACCAAAAATATGAGTGGAAACTTGTCGTAGTATGGGAGAACTTCTTTAAATTTAGGATCATAAAAATACATAAACATCTTACCGATATCGCGAGGTGTGACAATTTTAGTTGCATTACTTTTATCGGTTAACATCTTCTGCGCATTTACAGAGCGAATGTTAGCCGCATTTTGACGGAACCAGCTAATCGATTCCTTACTAAAGTTCTGGGTAACACCAGCTGTTGAACCTTTATTCGCTAACGTCTGAAAGATGTATGCCATTAAAATTTCAATCCTAATTCTTTTTCAGTAAATATTAAAAATTCCCAACCTTTATCTAAACAGTATTCTCTAGCAGCTTTCCACTTAGCATCGTTTACGCCCCATGTCATTACCTCAGTAATATATCGTCTGTTTTTTGTTTTTTGGACGACTGGTGGCTTAGTCTGAGCTGCTGGTTTTACCTCAATCAATACTGTTTTTTTAATACCATCTTTATTTATGATTGTTGCAATAAAGTCCACAAAATACCTATGGATTCTATTATCTATCGGAGAACGGTATGGTATGATTACCTCTTCAGAGCCCCAGCTAATTACATTCGGGTCTTTATCAAATCTATCCATCAAAACACATTCCCAGCGAGAACGATAAATAATATTCGTAGGATCACCTTTGTATTTCTTTGGGTTTTTTGGTTTAAAATAACCTTTATATGTCATTGGTCCATCGAACACTAATAAATATCATATGTTATTTAGCAGGATATATTCATATGTCAATTAGAGATACAGTTTCAGAACTTATAGACCAAGGCAAACAAAAAATTGGTATCGCTAATGTTGATTCTGGTGGCGAATATACTTTTCCAGGAGATTTGAATAGTTCATATTATATGAATATAGTTTTTTACCAATATAGAAGAGAAGATCTTAATAGTATTGGTAGTGCAAATCGTCTTGCATCGATGCGCCTTCCAATACCAAATAACTTAGTTGATAATTATAGTGCAAATTATTCTGATGAACCATTGAATACAGCCGCAGGAGCTGCAACTAATGCAGCATTGGCTGGAGAAGTGGGAAGTTTAGCTGGTATGGGATTATTAGCAGGTCTTGCTGGCGCAGTGGGCGCAGCTGGAGCAGCTGCAGCTGCTGCAGGTGGTTTAGCTGGATTAGGAGCGCAAGTAGCTGGAGCAGCTGCTTCTGCTGGAGCTCCAATAGCATCAGCAATGACTGGTCTATCATTAAATCCATTCTTAACAGTTATGTTTAAATCTCCGCAGTACAAACAATATCAGTTTGCATGGAGATTATATCCAAAAAATAACCAAGAAGCACAAGAAATAGCTAATATGGTAACTTTGACAAGATATCATATGTCACCAGATAGAAGTTCGGGAGTTGGTGGTGCAATTTTATCTTGGCCAAGTTTAGTTAAATGTCAGGTTGTTGCAAAAGGAGCAGAGCTTTATCCATTCAAATATGGTGTTATAAAAGATTGCGCTTTCAATTTTGCACCAGACGGAGCTCCATCATTCTTTAGAGATGGTAGACCGACTGCAGTTGACTTTAAAGTAACAATACAGGAAGTCGAATACTTCTTGAAATCAAGTATGGGAAGCTCATGAGCGAACAGTATTTTAAGAAGTTCCCAACCATAACTTATAATGGTTACCAAGCAAAGAATTTAATGGCACGTGTAAACTTTCTAAACAGAGTTTACAACAAGCCAGAGTACTTTTATAATTTAGAATTGATAAACTCCGAAAGAGCAGATAATATCTCTAATGCTGTGTATAACGATCCATACCTATCATGGTTAGTTTATTTGTCTAATGGTGTTGTAGATCCATATTACGATTGGAATCTCAATCAGTATGACTTCAATAACTTTTTGACTATCAAATATGGAGCAGTTGAAAGAGCTCAGAACAAAGTTGCATACTGGAATAATAATTGGTATGATGATACTGCAACTATTTCTGTCTCTGAATATAATGCAGCTCTTGATTACAGAAAAAAATACTATGAGCCAATCTATGCAGGCAGAAACATATTAGAGTATAGACGCAGACAGGTAGACTGGATTGTCAACACAAATCAGATCTGGGAATACAAAGTTGATTATGATGCAACTCTTACATTAGATGAAAAGGTAACAATATTCTCTGATGGTTTGCCAGTGGCTAACGGACAGTTGCTATTCTCTAATAGCAGCGTTGTACGTATTCATCAGGTGTTCGGGACAACTGATACATATAGTAACAACAGCGTTACTGCAACTCTATCTGGTGAAGTTAATGGAGTTTCTGTAAATATATCAGAGGCGAATTTGATCGCAAAGAATATATCCGATGAGGAATTTGTTTATTGGACTCCAGTTACCTATTATGATGTTGAAGATATAAAGAATACAGATAAACAGAGCATAAGAGCTTTGAATAAAGAATATGGCACAACTGCCGCACTCCAACTCAAGAGATTGCTTAGTAAATAATGGCAGCGTATAATCCAGGAGACATACTAGTAGCTGAATTGACAATAAAGGGAGTAGACTTCAAAAGAACATTTATAACTTTTGATGTCTATGAGAGTTTACTCATGCCTGGAATTGTGGCTAAGATATTCCTATTAGATCCAGAAGATTTCATTGGCGAAGGTAAAATTGCTGGTGGTGAAGCAGTAAACATTGCATTCAAATCTCCTGGATCATCAACTGTTGATTATAAGTTAGTAGTCAATTCAATTGAAAAGGTACAATCAACTCAGGCTATGAAAGCCAAGTCATACATACTGACTTGCTGCTCTGAGGAAGTACATAAAGCAAGAAACAAATACATCTCTAAATCATATGAGAAAAAACAACTCTCTGAGATGATCAAAGACATCTTTGACAATTTTATTGGTAGCTCAAAGAGTATAGATCTTGAAGAGACAAAAGGATTGCATAATTTCGTTGTGCCGAAGCTAAAGCCATTCGAGGCTATAGACACTATCAGACGCAGAAGCATATCTGAACAGAATAAGTCATCATCTTTTATATTCTTTGAGAATCAAGACGGTTATCACTTCACGACAGTTGAAAAGCTATTTAGAGACGGACAGGTAATCAAAACTCTCGTGCAAGATTCAGCAACTGGCGGTGACTTCTTTGGTGCAAAGGGCAATGCTGTTCTTGCTGTTGATATACCACAGCAGGTTAATGCAGGCGAGACAATCAGTCGTGGTTACTTCAATCAGAGTGTTAGAACATTTAATTTCACAACTGGTGAATATAAGATAAAGAACGACATCAAAGATCCTGATAAAGATACAAAAAAGGGTGGTGATGGTGAGAGAACGTCGAGCGCATTAAAGAATAAGCATTCACAAGAGGCGAGCAGAATATCTGTATTGCCTGTCAACAACCACAAAGACATTGGTCTCAATCAGAAGTCATATATACCCGAACAATCACCTGCACAAACTGCATATGCTGACTCTATATCATCGAGCAGAGTTAATGTAACAGCAGTTGGTGATAGTGCATTGAAGGTTGGTGCATTAGTAAATGCCAATTTATTGAAAAAAGTATCACTCAGCACAGCACCAACAATTGATCCTGCATTGTCGGGCAAGTTCCTTGTATTCAATTGCCGACACAGAATTAAAGCTCCAGGAGAGAGACCAAGATATACCTGTGAGATGCAATTAGTCAAGGGTGCATTTGAGGATAGCTTCGCATGACAGAAAGAGCTCTTGGTTCACACTTCAAATGGTTTGTTGCCAAAGTTGTTAATCGTGGTGATGGCAAGCAGGGAAAGAAAGATACAACAGAGTCTGGTCGTGTACAGATTCGTATCTTTGGTAAGCATGACGATGAAAAGAATGTACCAGACGAGAAGCTTCCATGGGCTGTGCCATTATTACCTATTGGTGGACCATTAACTGGTGCTGGTAGGAGTGGTGTTGGTACCACACCGATTGGTCTTAAGAAAGACACGATTGTCGTTGGCTTCTATGCAGATGCAGAAGAGAGTATACCTGTTATATTTGGTATACTCACACGCTCTGGTGCTGATGCAGGTAATGACGGTGAAGAGGTAAAACCAGACAATAATGATTTGCCCAAGGGAGCACGTACTCAAGACACGCAGGGTGAAGATAAGAACGACGTTTCAACCAAGAGAATGACCGAGGACACTGCCAAGGAGGATCAGCTTCATGTTGACAAACCTACCATTGGTTCATCACAGTTTGATGGTAGCGACGTTCACAATACAATTAACAGAGTAGATCCAGGTAATGTTGCAGGTGCATTAGTTAGTGCATTACCTGCAGTAAAGGGCATGATGAATGTTCTTGGTGTATCGGGTTCATTGTTATCTAATTTCCAGAAGATTGCCAGTGGCAAGATGGATTTGAATACACTAATATCATTGGCAGGAACAGCAGCAAAGATTGCGAGCACGGCACAGAGCGTTTCACGTGCAACAAATCAGATCAGCAATATCTCTAATAAAATACCAATCACACCAGCAGCACAGATAACTCTGGCGACACAGATGGTAAACTCAGGTAGATATAAGACATCAAACCAACAGGATTTGTTGAACAGCATTGCGAGAAACCCTGCGATTGCATTGAATATCATCAAGACAGTCATTGGCACGGAGCAGATGCTTGCCAGTGCATTTGGTGGTGGCAACCCGATGGAGGGCATATTAGGTGCGCTGGGTGGAGCAAAGGGATTGGCGAATCTTGCTGGGGGAGCACAGAGTTTACTTGGACCATTGACAGGCAGCTTTGGTGCTGCATTGGCAGTGGCAGGTATGATGAAGGGATTAGGAGAGTCAGCATTTGCAGGTAACAAGAGCATACCGATACCGAAGATACCTGGAATGCCAGCGATCAATTTACCTAATTCGAACATCAGCAACATATTAGGTTCCATACAGAGTGTGAGCAACATTGCGAGTGTTGTAGCTAACATTAGTGGTTCACAGGCAGCTGCTGGGTTTGCCAATCAGTTAAATGCAGCTGCTAGATTGTCAGGCGCATTTTTGAATTCGAGCATAAATGTCAATGGAGTAACGAGTTTAGCACAGGTAGCGGCTATTAATCGTGCGAATGGTAGAAACATAGTATCGGTAAGCACAGCACCACCAGTACCTCCATCGAGAGGAACTGCACCGAGAGTAAGAACGAGTACTATTTTACCGAATACGAAGATAGTAAATGCAAACTATGCGATCAATTCATTAAAGAACTCGAGCATAACGGTTAATTTACCTGATGCATTGACGATTAACGGAATCAGATCAACATTGAATCGAAATGCAGGCGTAGGATATAGTGTAACGGGAACGGTTAACAGAGTGATAGGAACTAAGTGATGGCAGATGAAGAGAAGCAGAAGCAGAGACATCCAGAGACGAGTTATGACGCAGAGTATTATTATAACAAGAAGAGCGTAACCGAGTCTGGTCATGAGTTTGAGTTTGATGATACCCCTGGTAAGGAGCGCATTCGGCTTGCGCATCGTTCAGGTTCGTATATGGAGTTTAGTAGTGATGGACGTAGAGTAGACAGTATCAAGGGACATTTGCATAGTTATGTTCAGGGAGGCATGACACAGACTATTGACAACAACACAGACTTGAAGTATAATGGCAATCTGAGAGTATCATCGGCAGGGCAGCATATAGAGATTGATGGACCATCGACGACAGTAGTATCTGATAAGTATGGATTGATGATAAAGAGTGGAGCGAGCATTATCATATTGGATGATTTGTATTTGATAGCCAAGAATGTAACGATCAAGGCAGATAATGACATTAATATAGAGGCTGGTGGCTCGGTTGCAATCAAGGCGAATGGAGGAGACATCAACTTTGTTGCATCGGGAGGAATATCGTCTGATGCACAGGGGGGAGACTTCCAGACCAAGAGCTCTGCCAAGACAGTAATGAATGTAGGTTCTACACTGGATACCAAGTCAGGGGGAACAACAACAATGAAAGCACCGAGGATTGATCTGAACCCATGAGCAAACCTATCTCCGACCATAAGTTCGTTATACTAATAGGCAGAACACTGTATACCTATGATAACTATGATGATATACCATTGGAGTTTGATAATGTAATAGAGTTTCGCCCTGTGATACCCGATGGACCGCATAGTCATGATCAACACAATGAAATTGACTCATGGAATGATAAGCTAAAAGAATTGATGAAAAGGGAAAGAAAGTAATGCCTGCAGTAACAAGACAGGGAGATGCTGATGTAGCCCACTGCTCTGGTATGGTAAGGAGCGGTCATTCGGATAATGTATTTGTGAATGGTATAGGGGTGAGTCGCCAGGGAGATAGTAATACACCACATTTACTCCCTGGAGTGCCATGCCCTGTACATGCAGCACCAATAGCTGTGGGGTCTACTACTGTATTCATTAATGGTAAGGGATGTGGGCGTGTGGGTGATGGAATATCTGGCTGTACGTCTGTGGCTGCAGGGTCGGGTGATGTATTTGCAGGTGGATAGCCTATGGGCTGATAGCCTATGATTGTGTATGATTGTGAGTATCTTCGATATATCTTCGATGGTATTCTAAATTAATTTAATTAAATGGTGTAGCTTCACCAAGGAATGTATTTATAACGAGAGAAAAACAATGTCTAGAGCACAATCGATTACTGCATATACCAAACAACCAGAGATATACTCTGATTTTCTGTCTAATCTTGAAAAACATCCGCTGTCTGGTGATATTGCACGAGTGACAAACACAGAGAGCATAAAGCAGAGCATAAAGAATCTGCTGATGACTAACTATGGCGAGCGATTCTTCAATCCAGGGATCGGCAGCAATGTCTATCGCACATTATTCCAGCCAATGGATAATTTTACCCTACATGACATGAAGGATTACATCAAAGAAACACTGCAATTCCATGAGCCGAGAGTGAATTTGCTTGGAGTCAATGTCGCTTTCAGTGAGAGCAACCCTAACACAGTCATAGCCACGATCGTTTTTTCACTGATAAATAGTAATACAGTAAACACTCTCAACCTAATCTTGCAAAGAGTCCGCTAATATGGCAGCAAACAGCTCACTGGAACTTACTTCTCTCGACTTTGATAGCACAAAAAGCAGCTTAAAGAACTTCCTCAAGGCACAGTCAGCGTTCAAAGACTATGACTTCGAGGGGTCGAATATTAATATACTGCTGGATGTATTGGCGTACAATACTTTCCTTAACTCTTTTTATCTGAACATGGTAGCTTCGGAGTCATTTTTGGACTCTGCACAGCTAAGAGACAGCATCGTCAGCCATGCCAAGGAGCTTAACTACCTTCCACGCAGTAAGAAGTCATCGCGTATTACACTGGAGCCATTTGAAGTATACTTGGATCCAACAGTTACTGCATTGGTTATGCCGAAGGGCACAAGGTTCAGTGGCACGACTCAGGGTGTTTCCCGTACATTTGTCACTGATGCAAACTATGTAAACAACACACCAATCTACGATAGCGAAAATGATCGTAATGTTTTCATTGTGTCCTATAGAGAGTATGATAATCTCGGCGGTAGCACTATCGTTAATCCATTTACTATCTACCAAGGCATCTACCAGACCGACACTTATGTTATTGACTATACGCTGGAGAACCAAAGATTTGTACTAACCGACCCTGCAGTTGATACTGACTCCATCACTGTGACTGTAAGCGAAAACTCAGGTGCAACTACCTACGACTATGTTTATACTGCAACTCTACTTGATATCAAAAGCACCGATACGAAGTTTTTCCTGCAGGCAGCTGATAATGGTAAGTATGAAGTGGTCTTTGGTGACGACATTATCGGTCGCCGTCCACGCAATGGTGCAGTTGTTACTATCGAATACCGTGTCAGCGAAGGTGAGATGGGTAATGGTGTAACTGTATTCAATCTAGACACGGATGTTGGTCTGACCTCTGGTGGCGTATACACGGGATCCAGCAAGCTGATGACTTCAGCTGAATATCCAGGTGGATCATATAACGGTGCAGACGCCGAGAGCATTGAGCAAATTCGCTTCAAAGCACCAAGATACTTTCAGACACAGGAAAGAGCTATCACAAGCACTGACTACGAGATCCTGTTACGTAATGCATTCCCTGAGATCGAAGCTATTGCTGTATTTGGTGGTGAGACGCTGGAACCTCCACTGTATGGCAAGGTCTATGTTTCGGTTAAGCTGAAAGACGTCGAGGGTTTACCCGATGCAAAGAAGCTGGAGTATGCTAGTTTCCTAGCTCCACGTTCACCATTGTCTATTGATGCAGTTTTCATTGAGCCAGAAAGTCTTTATTACAACATCACTAGCACGGTCAACTACAACATCAATATCACCAAAAATCGCCCCGATCAAATTCGTACTGCAGTTTACAACACCATTGTCAACTATGACACAGTTAACCTACGTAATTTCAATGTGACTTTGCGTAAGTCCAAGCTTACATCGGCTATTGATGCAACTACGCCGAGTATTGTGAGTAACGAGACCAAGATCGATATTTTCAAAAAGATCGTACCGTTTCTCAATGTGTCGCAGAACATCATCATACGCTTTGGTATACCACTGTATTCACGTGGACCAGAGCTTGGTCAAACTCACCCTGAGAACGACACACATGCAATGACCAGCTCTTCTTTCGTTGCACCTAACCTGGGAACAGTAGTATTAGAGGATGACGGTATTGGCACGGTCAGACTAGTGCGCTCCGATGGTCGTGGTAATCACATCAAGGTAAAGGATGTAGGCACCATCGACTATGCAAACGGTATTATCAAGCTAGTGGACTTTTTCGTCGAGAGCTATAATGGAACGGAGCTTCGTATCTATGGTGTTCCTGAATATGATGATATCAGTATATCAGGCAACAACATCATGGAGCTTGGTACCGATGAAATTGTAATTCATATTAAGACTGTACGCGAATGATCATCACCGAAAAGACCGTATCGAATCTTATTGAAACACACTTCCCGATGTTCATACAGGAGGAAGGTCCAGTATTCGTCGAGTTTGCCAAGAGCTATTACAAGTGGATGGAAGAAAGTGGTGGTGCAGTATATGAGGCGCGTCGACTTGGTGAGTACCGCGACATCGATAACACCGTAGATTCATTTTTAATATACTTCAAGGAAAAGTATCTAAAGAACGTACAGTTCAACACAGCTGCATCCACGAAGAAGATGGTGAAGCATAGCTTGGACCTTTATCGTTCCAAGGGTAGTGCACGTGCAATTGATTTATTGTTCAAGGTAGTTTTCAACACACCTGCAGAGATTTACACTCCAGGCGATGATCTATTCAAGCTTTCCAGTGGCGACTGGTATGAAAAGGTATACCTCGAAATTACACCATCACCTTCGAACATCTTTTTCGTTGGCAAGCAGATTATTGGATTACAGTCAGGCACAACTGCATTCGTAGAAAAGCTTACTCGCAAAAAGGTAAAGAACGTCTATATCGAAGTCTTTACGATATCGAACCTAAAGAACAACAGTCACTTTATCACTGGCGAGACCATTAAGACGGCATCACAGAGCTCCGTAGTCAATAATCCACGTATCCTTGGTAGTTTGACAAGCGTCACTGTATTAACAGGTAGTAACAGCTTTGCTGCAGGTGACGTAGTAGAGCTTCATAGTAGCTTCGGCGTAGGAGCTATGGGCTTGGTCACTGCAGTATCAGAAGTCACAGGCAAGGTCGATTTCCTACTAGTGGACGGTGGCTTTGGTTATACCACTGGAGCAAATGTTGTTATTTCTGAAAAGGTATTGAGACTAAGTCATGTCAACGTAAACACTGCATATAGCAATACAGCGTACTTTGGTGATTTCGATTACGTCACAGCATCACAGGGACAAATCAGCTATATCAATGCAACTGGTGACTTTACCGTAGGAGCTAACCTTTACACCTATGACATGGGCGGTAGCGAAACAGGTAAGGCTATCATTCAGGACGTAGTTGGAAACACAGCTAGTGGAAATCTTTACTTTACTGTACTCAGTGGTAGTATGGATTCAACTGCATATTATACCGAAGCCAATGCAATCAGTGCCGACGTTGGCATAGTGCCTTATATTGATCAAACAGCATCTGCTACTATAGTAGGAGCTAGTGATAATGTTTTCATTGACTATGAAAATTCACCAAAGTTCAACGTAGGCGAAACCGTAGTACAGTATGATAACGTAGGACGAGTTGCTGCACAGGGCATAGTTGTTGCTAGCACTGTATTAGGTACTACTGGTACACTAAGACTCAATAGCGTAAGTGGTCTTTTCCTAACGAGCGTAACACTTCACGGCATGGATACACTCAATGCAGCTAGTGTCGTTAACGTAGGTATTGAGCTAGGCGTGGTCCTTTCAACACCATCAACAATCATAGCTATTGCAAATACAACAGCTGGCGCGAATATCGAGCTTACCACTACAATCGGTATTGCTCCAGGAGCTGCAGTTAGCGTAGTCAATAATTCATTCACTCTTGCCAATACTAGTAGTATTGGTGCAAACGTAACCGTATCAAACACCAATCATATCATCGTCGGTTCACCAATATACATCGTTACAGCAGATGCAGGACAGCTAGTTGCAAATACTACCGTTACTTCCATTGAGAGTGGTACAATCATCGGTCTTTCAGATGCACCTACCGTTGCCCTTGCCAATGCAACCATTCGTGTTTGGCCAAGTCTCGGCGAGTTACAAAGTAACACTACCGTTTCAGGCATTATCGATAGCAATGAGTTAATACTAGACCTTGAGCCAACTATTGCCCTTTCTAATGCATCACTGGCATTCGCCCCTGCTAAATTCCAGTTCTATAGCAATACAGGCAATTACGTTCATTCCGTATCATATAATGGAAACAACTATAGTAACGCTACTGTATTAAATATTTCCAAGGGATATTTGGCTAGCTTCGAAATCGCACAATCATTATCCTACCCTGAGACAATAGAAATCAATACCGACGTTGTTTTTGATTACCTTACCGTTCCTCTTGACTCATTCGACTTTGGTATCAGCCCAACAGTTATTGCTAACTCAACCAATAACAATAAGCTTGGTGATATACTAAACTACGATGAAATAACTATTGGCGGTATTACAAATTTGGTCGCTATTGATCAGGGCTATGAGTATAATATCCCTCCCGTTGTGCGTATCAAAGAACCAATGATAGCCGCTGCCGATAAAAAAGATATCGTTATACAGTACGATAATCCAACAGGTACCTTTTTTGGTGGTGAAATCATTATACAGGACACTGGTGCAAAGGGATTAGTCAAATCAGCCAATACAACTGCACTGGAAGTTCGTCTTTTAAATTATGAAAATGTATTCGACCCATACTATACCAATAATGAAATAATCGGTACAACTTCAGGCGCTATAGCCGCAATAAATAATATCTATGTTCAACAACAATCAAAGCCCATGGGTTTTAACGCCGTAGTTAGTACCAATGTTGTTTCGGAGTTCGGCTCAGTAAGCAACATTCAAGTCATCGACTCTGGCTATGGCTATCGTCATAAAGAAATTGGTTCCTTTATATCCAGTGATGGTCTTAGAGAAGGCGCAATAGTCATGAACCTTGGTACTCGTAACGAAACCGATGCTGAAAAGCGTGGTCAGGAAGGTAAATCGCTTGGCTATTATAGAACAAACAATGGCTTCCTTTCCAATAATAAGAAGCTTCATGATGGCTACTACTATCAGGAGTTCTCCTACGAAATTCGTTCTTCTGTGACACTTGATAAATATGAGGCTATGCTTAAACAGCTCCTTCATATTGCAGGAACTAAATATTTTGCATCCACTGTAAGAAGTTCTACGCTTCCTGTACCAACAAATATTTTCTCAACTGTTGAGATAACTTAGGACAATAAATGACCGAGTCTTTGATTCCCAATTACTATCGTTTTACCAGTGCTCAGAATTTTGTCAATACATTCTCCTTTTCTGGTAGCAATGCCGATTCCGATTATTACTATGTCTTTGCTGGTAATCATTTAGACTACGTTGATAGTACAATCACTAAAATTTACGATGATGCTTATGATACAACTATCGACGTTTATAGAAATATGATATTTGGTAAAATGGTTACTAACTCTGATGTATCACTTATGATCAAAAGAGTTATTTGGCAGTCAGGTATTGTCTATGCGATGTATGATGATAAAGACACGACACTGTCTTCAAAAGACTTCTTTATATGTACAAAAGAAGGCACATACTACCATATCTATAAGTGCCTTAGTAATAATAGCGGTGCAGCATCAACTGTAAAACCATCGTTTTCAGAAATCGGCACTGATGGGTTACAGTTTAGTCCTGGCGACGGTTATACATGGAAATATATGTATACTGTTGATGAAACAACATTCGATAAGTTTTCAACAACAAATTTCATTCCCTTCGTCGCTAATACAGAAGTAAGTAGTAATGCGATTGCAGGTTCGATTGATTCAATTAAAATTACCGCTATTGGTAATGGCTACGATAACTACGTTGCTAACGGTTCGTTCTCAACAGCAGACGTTGGTATTTTTTCAAATTCCTATTACTATGGTATCAGCGTTGCAGGTGCTAATCCACAAAACGACTTCTATAAGGGTTGCATTTTAACAATCACCGCAGGAACAGGCTCTGGACAGTATAGAACAATTATGTCATATACTGGTGGTGAAGAATCAACTGCTCGTTACGTTCAGTTAGATGATTCATTTGCAATACAGCCTGATAATAGTTCAAAATATTCTATCTACCCAAGAGTATACATTACTGGTGACCAAACCGAAACTGTTAATGCCATTGCATGGGCATACATTAATGCATCAGGTAATAGCATTGCAAGAGTTGAAATGCTGGATGCAGGTTCGGGATATAAAATTGCTACTGCAAATGTCTATGCCTCTGAGTATGTTCCTGTTCAATCAGTTGCAACGGTAAGACCGATTCTTCCTCCAACTGGCGGTCATGGTTTTGATCAGGGTAACGAACTCTATTGCTCCACTGTTACCGTAAGCGCAAAGTTTAATGATAGCGAAGGTAATACTGTTCCTTCAACTAATCAGTTCAGACAGATTGGCTTGGTACTAAATCCTAAATTCAATAACGCAACAATTAACTATGATACACAAAGAGGTGCATTCTCTCTTGGTGAAACTGTCTATAACTTCTATCCAAAACGTGTTCAAAATCACGTGAATATCGATAGTGGTAATACAACTGCAAATGCAGAGTATGGTGGTATTTTTGATTCTGTACTAAATACAAATACGATGGTTTATATCTCGGATGGAACCAATGATTCTCTATTTACTGTTGATACAGTCACAAGTAACTCAGAAGTTGTCTTCAACGAAGAAAGTCTAGTAACTTTCTCTAATGCGACTATGTATCTTCTTGATACGCAGGCATATGGTACTTTATCTGAAAAATCAACTGGCTCAATTACATTAGAAACTATAACTGGCCATATTAAAGATGATGCGATTACAGTTGGTTTCAATTCTGGTGGATACGCAACAGATATTACTTCTATTGTAAGAAACGGTGAAACTAAACAATTCGATACATTCGTTCAAGCATATCGATATATTGGTACAATCACCTCTGGCGTTTTTCAAAATAATGAGTTAGTTGAGCAAACACCATCGAGTGCATATCTTCATTCCGTTCAAACTCTTGGTGGACAAACTAACTTTTTTGTTACAAATCAAAATGGCATTTTTAACACTTCAAACACTATTGTCGGTGAAACTTCTGGGGCTGTTGCTTCTCTCACGACTAAATATTTACCAGAGTTAGTATTTGGTTCTGGTAGAATTCTTTATTTGGAAAATCTAGAACCAATCACAAGAAATGAATCACAAACTGAAACATTCAAGCTTGTTTTTGAATTTTAAAAAAGGTTTCGATACAAATGGCATTACAAACTAATCTTAGTGTCTCTCCATATTTTGATGACTTCAATGAAAATAAGAGCTTTTATAGAGTTCTATTTAAACCAGGAGTTTCAGTACAGGTTCGTGAATTAAATCAGCTCCAAGCAATTTTACAAAATCAGATTGAAAAATTTGGTTCTAATATTTTCAAAAACGGTAGCATTGTTTCTGGTGTAAACTTCACATTCGATCCTAATTATTTCTTTGTGCGTATTTCCGATCAGGATATCAACGGTTATCCTGCGACACCTTCTTCATATGTCGGTTATGATATTGTTTCTGAATCTTCTGGTTTGGCAGGTACAATTTTAGAAACAGTTTCTGGTTCGGAAGCTTCTACAACTGGTGATACAAACACATTATATCTGAAGTTACAGAATAGCGGTAATGATGGTTCGACAACAAGCTTCAGTCAGGGTGAAACTCTTACAATCAGAAGTAAAGTAAATTCGCTTTTCTCTGTATCAGTTAATAATGGCGGTCTTGGTTTTAATAATAATGATACCGTTGTGTTTACCAGCGCTATTAGAGTTAGAAATCCTGATGGATTTAAAAGAACTGATGCAGGCTATACTGATGCATGGAAATCTAACTTTGCAATTAATGATACTATTACTCAGCCAGATACAGGAAGTCAGGCGAAAATTTTCGAAATTTTACCAGATTATTTCTCTGGCGATCCAAACTGGGATGATATTATCCTTCGTATCAAACCACTTAATAGCGATTTAACAAATATTGCTTTATTAACTACTCCATGGAAGTTTGATAATACTTACACAGATTCTTATAGCGTAGTTCATAATAATATTACGAATGGTGGTACTGGAGCTGCACGTGTTATCAGTACAGTTGGTAAAAATGCAGCTGGTCAAGTTATTACTGACGCTATTGGTTTTGTTAATGGTATTTCAGTAACAAGTGGTGGTATTGGTTATAGTATCGTTCCTCATGTTACAATTAAACCAAAAACAAATGCATCTGCATCTATTAACGATTTAAATCTTACTGCATACAATTATGTAACTAAGATTAAGACACCTTTTGGTTTCACAGCTTCTGGCTACGGCTATTCTATGGCTGTAACCGAAGGTTATATCTATCAGAAGGGTTTCTTCCTTAAAGTTCAACCACAAAATGTTATTGTAACAAAGTATACTAATATTCCTGATCAGGTTTCTGTTGTATTCGATACATCTGAAACTATTGTAAACAGCAATGAAGATTCTTCACTATTAGATAATGTTCAGGGAACTTCTAATGCGAAAGCTCCTGGTGCTGATAGACTTAAACTGTTACCATACCTCACTGTTGTATCAACTTCCGAGGCGAATGCATCTGATTCGTTCTATAGCCTTGTTGATTTCAGTGAAGGTAAGCCATATAAGCAAAATGTTTATACTGCATACAATGAAATTAATAAAGAAATCGCTCGTCGTACTTCTGATGAAGCTGGTGACTATGTATTAGACGAATTTTTAGTAACAACTAAATCCGTTCTTCCTGTATTCGCAAATACAGATTCCCCAGAAGCTAGTTTACTTACAGTTGTTGTAGATCCAGGTAAAGCGTATATCAGTGGTTATCGTGTAGAAACAATAGATAACTATAATACGAATATTAATGCTGGTATTGATACCGCTTCTACTAATAATTCTATCGTAAGTTTAAATTATGGAAATTATATTAACATTAATGAATTTGGTGGTAATTTTCCATTTATGTCTGGCGAAAAAATTTACTTTTATGATCAACCAAGACAGTATATTACGAAATATTCAACAGTAGCCACTCCGTTAAATGTTACACCAAATACATCTGGTGTTGATTCAACAGAAGATACTATCTTAATACCATCTGCTGACACGTATTTTGATATTAATGATAAAATTTACTATTCGGTTCCTTCTGGCGAAACAGCGATTGAAGGTTTGACTGGTAACACGTATTATTACGTTACTTCTTCTAATAGTTCTTCAATTCAAATTTCAGAAACTATTGGTGGTACTGTTGTTAATTTAACAGAAGCTAATACTTCTGCTCGTATTCTTCATACAGTTCAGGCAGACCCAACAGGTATTACATTTAAAGGTAATCGTATTGGCGAAGCTAGAATGCGTTCTATTGTTTTCAACAATGGCACTCCTGGAACTAATACAGCTCTTTATTATTTTTATCTTTTTGCTACTGAAATTTATGGTGGTTATAACCTAAAAGACGCAAAGAGCGTATACTATTCAAGTGACACATTCTCTGGCGTTGCAGATATCGTTCTTCAGCAAGATATTGTAACTGGTGATGATATTGCAGCAATTCAATATTTTAATAATAGCAAGTTAGTATTTAATAGTGGTGTAACAACAACTTTACAAAATTTAAGTAACGTAAATTATTCCTATAGAACTGTTAATAATACTGTATCTTTTGCAAATAGCGGTATTGCTACGATTGACTACTCTTCAGTACCAAATGAATTTTTCCCATATAATGGTACTTTAACTTCTTCTCAGATGAGAGAATTAGTAGTTGTGGCTACTTCAAATCTTATTAGTTCAACACCACGTGTAGGAACAGTTGCGACAACTTTAAATAGTAATACTATTACTGGTACATCAACAATTTTTGTTGGTGATTTTAATGTTGGTGATTATATCTATTTAGAAGCTAATACTTCTGCAAATATTGCACCTTATTCCAACATTATTTCTAATGTTATTCATATCAATAACAACCCATTCATTAATGGTGATGCTGTAACGTATACTACAGCTCCTGGAAACACCGTTATAACTGGTCTTTCTAATAATGCAACTTATTATGTAATTAATGCAACTTCATCAACATTTAAACTTGCAAGTAGTTTAGGTAGCCCATCATATATTTCTATATCTTCTGCAGTAAGTTTCGATGAAATTGGTCATAAGTTTGCAACAGATATTGCTCATTCAACATATAAGCAAATCGTTCTTATTTCTAATAACACAAGTATGCAACTTAGTTCTAATGTAGAATTTAACACTTCAGCTGCTAATAGTTATTTCTATTTACCACAGGGAGTTGCTCTTCCTTTTGGTACTAGATCTGGAATGACTGCAAATGTTGATACAAATCAAAATATTTTAACATTAAATGTTGGTTATCCTTTCAGAGGAACTACAGCTGTTGATTCAGCAGTAACTTACACTATTTCAAGAAAAAATGCAAGTCCTGCAACTAAAACAGCAAAAAGAAATATACCTGTGGCTATTACTACAGATGGAAATGATGGTGGAGTAAGAGGACCATGGTGCCTTGGTTGCCCAGACATTTTCCGTTTAAGAGAAGTAAAAGTAAACGGTGCTATTCAAACTAAAAATTTCTATATCGATCATAATCAGAATCCAGATTTTTACGATCTTGGATACCTTTATCTCGACCCAGCATCTACATTCACATTAAATTCTGGCGACCTTATTGAAGTTCGTTTTGACGCATTTATAGCATCTTCAACAGGTTATTTTGCGACTCCTTCTTATGTTTCTTCAAATACTAATCAGCAATTTAATAACGATAGTTATTCTTTATACGATATAACAAATACATATGGTGTAATTAATACAAATGAAGTTCCTGAATTTTATTCTGATAAAAATGGTTATTTTAATCTATTAAACACTTTAGATTTTAGACCACAGGCATTGCCTACAATTGATGTCGAAGCATCAACAGCATCCGTGACATCATATTATGCGGACACTTATGTAACAAATATTAACCCAGTAAGTACAGTATATTTCTATAATCAAGATTTTAAGTTCCCACTTCCCGATAGTGTATTCACAGCAAATATAAGCTTCTATCAGCCAAGAGTTGATTCTGTAGTTGTAAATAAAAGAGGAACGATAGACTTAATATCAGGTAAGCCTTCTTTAAAACCAACTGCTGTTAACAAACCTCTTGATTCTATACTTGTTGGTAATATTTTCGTTCCTTCGTATCCAACAACACCTAAAATTCCAAATAATCGTGTTCTTGAAATTTTAAATACAAGAATGGCGAGTGAAAGATATACAACAAAAAGACTTGCAGGCAAAATACCTTCTAATCTTTTATCTTCTGCTCAAATTTCTGCTGCGCAGCCAAAGGGTTATACCATGGCTGAAATCGGTAAATTAGAAAAAAGAATTAGAGATCTTGAATATTACACAAGTCTTTCTCAGTTAGAATCTTTAACTACAAATCAGGTAATACCAAGTTCTATTAGTTCTTCTATCGATAGATTTAAGTATGGGTTCTTTGTTGATGATTTTTCAACAACGAATTTCTCTGATTTAAGAAATCCTGAATATTCTGCAACTATTGCATTTAATGATCTTTATCCAAAAACTGAAAATATCAATCTATTACATGGAGATAAGTTCCATTATTCTCTTGCTGTTCAGGCAGAATCAGCTGTGGTTGTGCAAGATATTGCTACCTACCAGAGTTTACCTTCTCCATGTTTAATCGATGATAATTCCCCATTTGTTATTACTGAAATTACAAATCAGCAAGCAAATCCGTTTGATGCGGATAAAGCTGTTGAACTTTCCTATCCTGCGAAATTTGCTGAGTTCAATCAACCAGTAACTCTTTATTTCTATACTTACAATCAACCAGTAAAAATAGAAATTTATCAGGCAGGAAAGCTTGTTGCGTCAACTTCTGGCGCTGAAGCGTTAACTAATGATGATATAACATTTATGAAAGAGTTTAAACAATTTAATGACTCTGATGTTGTATTAACAACAAATGCGCCAAGCTTGGCTGGTGGTCAGGCAACAGGATCAGGCAAAATAACATTCACACATGTTGCCAGTATCGGTAGAAATTATAAAATCGTTACTACAAAAGGTGTTAACTCTAAGAAATGGCGTTGGATTCTCGAGTATCCTGTTAACTCTCAAGATTATATTGATTGTAAACAAGACATCGGTCCTACACAGCCAACTACAACTACTTCTACAACTACTACTACATCAACAACAACTTCTACTACAACTTCGACCACAACATCAACAAGTTCTAGTAGTAGCACTTCATCAACGACATCAACAACTATAGCTGGTGATAACGTATTATTTTACGCTAAAGACCCTGCTGCTTCTTATACTGGTTCATCATTCCCGTATGGTTCTCAATCTTTTGCAAATCCAGCAACTTGGGGATTTAGTTCTGCTGATACTCAAGGTGGATTATCTCATGCTGGAACATATGCTAACTATGATAGTTCTAATTGGACAGTTCTAAAAGCTAATTCAGCTAGCATGTATAATGAATATGATAGTGGTACAGATAAATGGAAAACTGTTTCTATACCAGTATCTACTATGATTGATTTGATTAAAGCAGAATTATATAGAACAACAGGTGTAGTTTATAATGGTATTGATTCGGGATTAATCACATTTATCCATGGTCTATATTGGTCTAATTTTGGAAGATACCCTGATTGTACAGGAATGCTTTATTGGGTTCATGATATTGTTGCAAGAGGAGCGGGTCGTTCTGATGTGAGTAATTCGTTTACTCAAACTAAGAATGCTTTAATTGCAGCTTATGGTAGTAGTTTTGCGTATAAGTATAATGCAGCTGCTGATGTAACTTCTAGTTTTTCACCAACAGCTATACCTTCTGGAACTTACTATACCAGTGGTTATGTTTTCTGGAAAACATCAGAACAGTATAGAGCAAATAGTTCCCAGCCTCTATTGGAAAACTTGTCTTCATCTGCAGCATCACCAAACTACATACAGCAATATTTCAATCCTAATTATCCATTGATAGAAATATTTGGTGTTGCTAATAAGACAATTTTAGTTAATGCATTAAGTCAAATTATTGATGTTAATATTCCGTATACTGACCAAGATAATTTTATTGATGTACTCTATCACCTTTATATAGATACACCAATTAGAGGCGGCGCTAAACTTGCTGGTGGTTTTGGAAGACCGTCAGATTGGTCTGGTTTCGTGTATTGGGTGAAAGATCACTATAAAAACGGTCAAACGCTAGAACAAATAAGAAATAACATTTACTCTTCTCAAGAAGCTGTAAATATTAATAATAATTCTTACGTTCCTAACGTATTCACAACAACACCAACAACAGGAACTGCTTCAATCAATTATAATTCTTATTATTGGGCATCGTTAACATCACAAGGCATAAATTCTGGTCACGGTTCTGTAGTAAGAACAGTTTATACATCAAAACCAATTATCACAACGCCTGCTGTAACTACTGATACAGGTAACATTATAACTGCTGACAGCGTTAATGGTGGCGATATATCAGAATATCAGTATGGTTACACTGGAGTTTCAGAATCAGCTCTTGGCACTTACAATTCTGAAACTGGTACTTTCGATAATAGTACTGCTGCTGACTGGAGTGGTGGCTGGAGTGGTGGTGGTTGGTTTGACTAATAAATAGTCTCAAAGGGGATTTAAATTGGATATTAAAGAAATAAAAAAGAGACTTACTCAGGCTAAATTTACAGTACCAGATCAATCTTTTGATATTAAATGTTCTGGTCTGAAACCTTACACACGTTTTTATGTAGTATTCGATAAATTCGATTATTCTGATTTTTGCGTGCAAGAAGGTAAAAATATAGGCGATCCTCTTATTTCTGATGGGTATGGGAAGCTTAATCTAAAATTTTTCTGGACAAGAGAAAACTCCAATTTGATTTTAGAGAATAAAAATTTTTCAAAGCTTTTCGATAATAGCTCTGGTAATAAAATTTTAACCATTAGCGATACGAGCGGCTCAAGTTCTGTAACTAAAACGATAAGATTTACAAATAATACGCCAGATGTAATGTTTACTCGTTATCTGGACGCAGCAAACATGATTCAAAATTAAGGGATTAATATGGCTACGACTGACCAATATGTACCTGCTCAAACTTTTATAATTGATCCTGCATCGGTTAAATTAGCAGAACAGGTTAGTTTAACAAGTATAGATGTATTTTTTAAGTCGAAACCAGTTGCAATCGGCAACCAATCTGGCGTTATAGAGCCTGGAGTAAATTTATATATTGTACCAACTGCTGCTGGTGGTATTCCCAACTATACAAATTTGAGCGATTATATTTCTTCAAGAAAAGAATTTTCTGAAATTGCATCTTCTGTAGATGCGAGTGTTGTTACTAAATTTACTTTTTCAACTCCAGTTCCATTAAGAACTGGCGTAGAGTATGCTTTTATTATCAAGGCAGATTCTAAAGACGAAGCGTTTTCTCTTTGGGCTGCGTCGGAAGGCGAAATTAACGTAGACACGAAAGGTTCTTCTTCTGGTATTGCAGGCAAATATCAAGGTAAATATTTCGAACTTTCGGGAACAAATGTAAATTGGCAACCGTTACCTTATAAGAATTTAAAATTCAGAGTTTATGTTGCAAGATATGCATATGATGGTGTAATTCCAGCTGGTTCTTTCCCACGTTTTGAACTTAACATTAAAAACTACGAATACGTAACATTTACAAAATCATCGGGTACATTTTTTAACGGCGAGTATGTTTATAAAAGACCAACAAGCGCGACAGGTTCTGTTTCTGTAATTGCTGGTACTAATATTGTAACCACAAGTGGTGGTGGTTTTTCTGGGCTATTCATTCCTGGTGGAGATGATAGCTATATTGTCGTAAATGATACAAGTAGAGTAAATGTTAGAAAAATAATTAATGTATCAGCTGATAATAATACAGCTTACGTTGATGAAAATTTTTCTTTCTCGAATTCGGCATCGGATTATTATCATACAGCTGTAGCAAGAGCATATATTGTTAAAAATAGCCAACTAGTTCCTGGCGCTCAAAACTTTATGGTTCTTAGTGACTCAAATGCAAATTCATCTTTAAGATTTACAAATAATTCTGTAATAATTGGTGAAACTTCTGGTGCTACTATTTCTGATGCATATTTTAATGATATTTTAGTTCATAGCACAGAACCACACACTTACATTAATACTCCTGCTCAAACAGCTTTTACTACTAGACAGGAATTTAAATATACATCTAACGACGGTGGTTTGAATGGTATAGTTTCTTCTCCAGCTACGTCATTTAATGTTAAAATGTATGAAAATAAAAATTTAGATACAGCTGGAAAACCAATCATGCTGAAATCTAGATCTAATGAAGTTAGCTTAAGAAATTTCCATTCTACTGATAAAAACGAATCTTCTAAGTTAGTATTCGATATTACTTCTTCTAATGATTTCACTTCGCCCGAAATCGATTACAATGCGACTGACGTTTTTTTCAAACGATATATCGTAAATAACGATACGACGAATGAAAATACAAAAAATGGTAGTGCATATTCTAAACATATAACAAGCAAAATTAATTTCGCTCAAGGTAGACAAGCCGAAGATTTACTTGTATATCTTCAAGCATACAAACCATCTGGTACAAATATTAAAGTTTATGCTAAAATTTATAATTCTGACGACTCAGATTATTTCGATGATAAAGATTGGTCAGAACTTATAGAAACAAGCGGAAACAAATATAGTAGCCTAAGCGATTTAAATGATTTTGTAGAATATACATACGGATTTAAAACAAGTCCAGACGCTGATACTTTTAATGATGGTTCTGCATATATTGTTCCTGGATATGTTACGGTAACTTCTGGTTCTAAAACTGTTACCGCGATAAGCAACGATACAGATTTCACTGATGTTACTTCTGGGCTTTCTCCAGGAGATCTTATCGCAATTTATCCACAACTTTTCCCAGAAAAGTGTGTAATTTATTCTGTTTATAGTGTTGATTCTGGAACTCAGATAACATTAAACACTGAAATTTCTTCTAGTGATGCTACCGCTCTTGGTTCTAGTTCTTTACAAATTAGAAAAATGAAGTATAAACATCAAGCATTCACTAATATGAGAAATAACAATACTGTTCGTTATTTCAATTCAAATATGACTTTATTTGATAAGTATGATACTTTTTCATTGAAAATAGTATTCCAATCAGGTAATCAATTTATAATTCCAAAAGTTTCTAATGTCAGAGCTATCGGAGTTTCTGCTTAATGAGCACCATATCTTCTTTTAAAAAAGATCCTGTGAAAAAATTTGTAATAAATACTGATAACAAGGAATATAATGACTACAAATTTAAAGTTGAAGTCATAACAGAGATTAAAGCTTTAAAAGAGCAGATAGATAGTTTACAAAAAGAATTGAACAAAGTAAAAGAGAAAATTAATGTCTAGACAATTCGGTGTAATTAATGTAGCATCTTTCAGTTTTAACGACTGGATCGGTAGAGACAACGATATTATCAATCTGGTCAATACGTCTGTTGTTACGACAGCTGCAAACAGTTCTGGGGATATTACTGTCGGTAACAGTTTTGTTATCGGTATATTTGGTAGTAATACATTAACAGCTACTAATCTTCGTGGTGGTAATGTAACTACAAGTGCGACTCTTTCAGTAACGTCTAATACTAATTTTATTGGTTCTCAAATAAATGCGACGGCTAATGTATATCTTAGCTCTGCTAACTTGTACTTTAAGACGTCAAACAGTGCCGTTTTCGAAGGAAATACTTCTTTTAAATCTAGTGCTACAAATTCTATAATTGATATAATTTCTAATACAGTAAATTCTAATGTTGTTGTTAATGCAAATAATACTTACATAAATGGTGATATTTACTCAGGTAATACATTAAGTGTTAACGGCACTGTTACTTTTTCTAATACTTTATCAGTATTAAACGGTCTTTCTTCTTTTAGTGATGTATTGGCATCGTACGCAAATATTGATTTATTAGACGTACAAACATCTCTTAATGTTTCTACAACAGTTAAGGCTAATTCTAGTTTAGTTGCTGCACCAGCAGTAAATGTTACAAATCAAACCAATACAGATACATTATATGTCGCAACATCTGCTAATGTAGGAACAGCTGTTGTAGCTAATTCTTCTGGTGTTTATACTACTGGGGCAGTTAACGCTCTTTCATATTCAATAGGAACTTCATTTACTGCCAATACAACCTTAGTTGATGTACCAGCAATTAATGTAACTAACCAAACTAATACTGCAACTTTATACGTAACAACTTCTGCTAATATTAGTTCTACAACTGTTGCAAACTCAATAGGAATTTATACTACTGGTTTAGTTAATGCATTAAGTTACTCAGTTGGAACTTCTTTTGTAGCTAATTCGTCTTCTGTAAAGTCTAACCAATTTATTGTAGGAGCCCCTAGCTCCACTGGTGGATACGTATCAAATACAACTCATATTATTGTTGGTAATTCTTCCGATAATACTACAATTACTGGAACTACGATTACAGCCAATACAATAACTGCATATAATGTAAATGTATTGAACAATTTAATTGGTACATTCTCTGCTAACGGTAATATTATTCCAACATCAAATAACACGTATTATCTAGGAAGTACAGGAAACGTATTTTCTCAGGCATATGCAACTACTTTATATTCAAATACTATTACTGCATATAGTTCTAATTTGAACATAACAACTAATGTTTCGATTAGCGGCACTCAGCTTGCTTTAGGTTCTTCTTTAGTAACTACTTCTAACTTCAATTTTTCTGGAGTTTCTCAGGTAGCTATTGATACATTCCCGATAGCAACTTATAGAACTGCCGAATATACTTTACAGTTTACTGATTCTGTAACTACAAGTTATCACGCAACCAAGCTTCTAGTATATCATGATGGCACAAGTGCATACTCCGCAGAATATGCTCAATTGTTTAATAACTCGAGCTTGGCAACTATAGTCGTTGATGTTAATTCTGGTAATGTTAGACTGTTGGTTACACCAACATCTTCTACAGTAACTGCTAGAATTAATAGAACTCTACTTACGGTTTGAGGATTAGATGGCTACAAAAGCAAATTTAGTTATGGATCAGGGCGCAGATTTCAGCGCAACCATAACTTTAACTGACGAATCGGGCAATTTAATCGATCTTTCAGGTTATACTGGAAGATCACAAATGCGTAAATTTTACACTTCTAATACGTATTATACTTTTGATGTAACATTAAATGCTAATACAGCTTCTATATTATTAACTATGAGTGCTGAAAATACAAATCAAATAAGTTCTGGTAGATATGTTTATGATCTTGAAGTTATTAGTGGAGGTAGTGTTGTTTCTAGAATATTAGAGGGTATTGTTACTGTTACACCGCAGGTGACTAGATAATGGCGAATGTACTTACTGTTAATAAAATACAGATAGCAGTCGGTAATTTAAATCCTAATGTTGTTATTAGTAACAATAGCTCTACTTTATTGACTTCTAGTTTACCTATTGCAATTAAAAATAATCCTACTTTTTCTGGGTCAATAGGAACTGCGCTTGGTTTGGAAGAACTTAAAGACGTATTAGTTGTGGATAAGCAAGAAAATTCTACTGTTTCTTACAGCGAAGCAGTTAATAAATACGAAATAAGACAATTAACTTTAGATGGGGGTATTTTTTAAATGGCGAATCTTATTCAGATCAAGCGTTCTCTGAATACTGCCGTTCCTACAGGATTAGCTAATGGTGAGCTTGCGTATACTGCAAATGGCGATGTTCTTTATATCGGATCAAATGGTAACGTAGTTGCAATCGGCGGTAAACGATACCCAGGTGTCTTAACAGTTAATCAGGCTCTTGTCGCTAATAGTAGCGGCTATATTGATTATGTAAAAACTGCAAATGCTTGGATTACAACCCTCTATGCTAACGGGTCTATCGGTAGTTCAGGTCAAGTTCTTGTAAGTAATGGATCTGGTATCTATTGGGGAACTGGTACAACTGGTTCTAACACTCAAGTTCAATTTAATGATAGCGGCGTTGCTAATGCCACTGCTGGATTTACTTTTGACAAATCTACTAACAATTTATTCGTAGCTAATTCAATAAGCACGACCACTTTATTTGGAAATGTTTCTGGTACTTATGCTACTCTTTCAGGTCAGGTAAACACTGGAACATTATACGTTACAACTTCTGCTAACGTAGGAACATATTTTACAGTAAATTCTTCTTCGGCTAATATTAATGTTAATACTAGCCTTGGTGGTGAATTATTAACATTAAATTCAAACGTAGTATTTAACGCTAATGTTACTACTAATGGAGCTCTTACGACTCTTGGTGGTACGAATACCTATATCACTTCAAATATCACAGTTTCTGGTACAAACGCTACAGTAAATGCGAATACTACATTTAACTCTAATGTTTCGACTGCAGGTGCATTAACTACTCTTGGTGGTACCAATACTTACATTACTTCTAATAGCACAATTTCTGGAACGAATACAGTAATTAATGCTAATAGTATAATTAATGGTAGTATCTCAACTTTCAATGCAAATACTACATTCAATTCGAATGTTTCAACTGCTGGGGCTCTTACAACTCTTGGTGGTACTAACACCTACATTACTTCAAACACGACTATTGCTGGTACAAATACAGTAATTAATTCTAATACGTTTTTGAATGCTAATATTTCAGTATCTGGAGCTTTAACTACCCTTGGTGGTACTAACACCTACATTACTTCAAATACTACCATTGGTGGAACCAATTTAAATGTTAACGCTAATAATACTCTTGGCGGAACAACTACTACAATAAATTCTAATTCCACGATAAATGGTACTACAACCATTATAAATTCAAACTTGGTTGCTAATGCTACAAGTTTTACTATAAACTCTAACACCAATTTCAGTGGTCGTGTAGCTTCTAATTTCTTACCAACTGTAAGTAACAGCTACGACTTAGGTAGCAGTGGTTATAAGTGGAGAACTGGTTATTTCGGAACCGCAATAGAATTAGGTTCTACGACTCTTGCGGATAATTCTGGTGCGCTCGCTGTTAACAATTTAATTGTTTATACAGATGCTACGATTGCAAATATCGTAGGAACAATGACGAATATTTCGTCAAATGTTAATATTACTTCAGAGCATATTTACGCAAATGATGCTTCGCTTAGTATTCAAAGCGCAAACGTGTCTGGTGCTCTTTATGTCGGTACTGACTTATACGTTGGTGGTAATGTTATTTCTACAAACGTATCTACGCTAAACATAACCGATCCGTTTATCAACTTAGCTACAGAAAATGAAACAGATTCGACAGATTCTGGTATTTTGATCCACTATGCGAATACTCCTGGATTACATGCTGGTTTCTTCCGTCATGCAGCAACAGATGAGTTTTATATATTCGAGCAGTGGCCACATGACATACTTGGCGTTACTATCGATATTGCAAATAATGATTTTAAATTATCTACCCTTAATACCTATTTACATTCAGCTGGGTTAGTTTCTAACGCTACAAATATAGCGATAGCTGCTAATTCTACTTTAAATGTTGCTATAACAGCTAATACTCTATCTCTTTCTTCGCCTCTATCAGGTACTTCTGGTGGAACGGGATTGAATAGTTATACAAATCAAGATATCCTTGTAGCAAATGCAACAAATGGGTTTAATAAGCTTGGTCTCGGTACAGATGGTTACGTATTACAGTCTAATGGCTCTGCATTAATTTATGCATCATTGGATGGTGGCACGTTCTAATTTGAATTAACGGAAGTATATACTTCTATTTGTTATTTCGATATATATCGATTAATTGAGGGAGCCATATGGCTAATAATAGGATTCAAGTTAAACGCACAACCATTTCTGGGCGTCAACCGAACACAACGAATTCTGGAAACAGTTCATATATCGCAGCTGGTGAGTTAGCATTAAACTTAACAGATGGTATACTGTATTCATCAAACGGTAGTTCTATTATACCTGTTGGGGCGAATGTAGTCAACCTTAATGTTACTGGTGGTTTGAAAGCTAACGGTTCTTATGGGTTACCGACTCAAGTTTTATCGTCTAATGGAAGCGGAATTTATTGGGACACAGTTTCTGGTGGGGGTGGCGGTTCTGCACCATACATTGTTTATAGTTCTAATGTTTTTGTTGCAGCTTATAGTTCAAACTTAATTGATACCTCTTCAGAAAAAGTGTATGTTACCCTACCAACACCATTTCAAGGCGCTTGGCTAAAGATTGCAGATGGCGGAGGTGATAAATATACAATGCCAGCTGTTATATTAAGAAATGGCTATAGTATAAATGGTGCTAATAATGATTTAGAGTTGGATATACCGAATACTAAAATTGAGTTGATTTATACTGGAACAACTTGGAAGGTATTTACATGACGACCAGTAGAGTTTTTTTACGTAGGGATACTAGAACAAATAACAATGCCTATATCGGAGGTATTGGAGAACTTACGTATAATACTACTGATTCTACAATTCGTATATTTGATGGGCAAACGGCAGGCGGTTTTGAGGCATTAGTTAATGGGCGATCTATACCGACGACTTTTAATGCGAACGTAACGACAACTGGCTCTATTATTGCAAATGGGTTTCAATTTTCTAATGGTGCGCTTGTTGGTAGTAAATTTAGAAATTTATTTGTTACATTAAAATCTGGTGCAGTTTCTATGGTACCAAGCGAGTCAACACTAGAAGTAAAACCACATGTCGGTGCAAATGTTACATTATCCGTCCCTGCAACTCAAAATTATTTAAATTTTACAAAACGTAATAATGTTACAACTTATATACCAATTTATTAGGAATTAAAATGACAGCAAGATACCCTTTAGTTATAAATGGAACTAGCGTTCAAGAAGTTCAATCTGGTGATAGTATTATCCTTGATGATATTACAGTAAGTAATACTTCTACTCATACTGGTGCAGCTACATTTAGTAATACGATAGCTGTTACTGGTGCAGCTACATTTAGTAATACGATAGCTGTTACTGGTAATGCAACATTTAGCAATTCTACGATTCATACAGGTAATGCGACATTTAGTAATACGATAGCTGTTACTGGTGCAGCTACATTTAGTAATACGATAGCTGTTACTGGTGTTGCTAATTTAAGTGGCGGTATTAGTACTGTTAGAATTACAGCCAATAATAGTAGCAATGGAACTTCTGGTAATGTTTTATATTCTGGTGGTGCAAGCGGAAATGTTTATTGGGGCGCTTTATCTTTAGGCAATACAAGTTTTGTTAGTTTGGATGGAAGTAACACAGTAGGTAGTATGGTTTCTTCAGTTACTAGACAAGACCCTCAATATTCATTTACTTCTAGCGGTCCATGGACTACTTTTTATACCTATGGTGCAGCTGGCAACGATACAAATAGTACTATACAAGCTTGGCATATGCTTATGGGCGATGGATATGGTACTAGTGGTAGTTCGCAATCATCGTTTAGTGGAACAGAAAGTTCATTTTCTAATAGAAGATTATTATTCGCTTCTGGTAATAGAATCGGACCATCATATAGAAATATACCAGTCCAATCAAATCCAACAAGTTATACTGGAGTTACTTTTCATGTTTTACCGATTAGAAATACAACTTCTGGTTCTTTAACTTGCTCTTTATGGTGGATGCGTTCGATGTATTGGTCAGCTGGTTATGAAGGCTCTAATATTGGATATTTTATGCCAGCTTCTACAAATGCCCCATATTCGACTGTTTCTAGTGGTTCTTGGACTTCATTAAGTTCGACAACTGGCACAACCTCAGTTGGTTCAACTCAGAGCGTATCATTTTCTATACCAGCAAATACAACAGCCCTTGTTATGGGTGCATCGAGTTGGTATTATTATACTTCATATCAATTTTACGACACAAATATGTTTTATTATTTAGATTCAACATTTACTGGAGGATTAATTTGCGATATGAGAATGTTAGCTACATTAGCTTATGGTAGATTCGATAGTACGTATTCTAGTCAAAATACTTACTTAGCATATCCAGCATGCGCAGCATTATTCGGAGACAGATAATGGGTAGATACGTACAATTTGACGAAAACGGAATTAGCACTTCTATTTACAATTCCGAAAATAAACCAGAAGGAGACGGCTGGTATATTGTTCCAGATTCTTTCCCAAATTCGCCTCATTTTAAATTGAGTAATAATATGATTAGTATTATGACTAATCAAGAAGTTGAGGAATGGAAACGACCTTTAAGATTAAATGCTTTGATTTTTGATACAAGATTAAAAAGGGATGACCTTCTTTCTAAGTGCGATTGGACAGAATTACCTTCTGTTAGGGCAAATAAGACAGAAGAGTGGATCGTTGAATGGGAAACTTATCGTCAGGCACTTAGAGATATACCATCATCAATCACAGATCCAGACGCTCTTGTTTCTTGGCCAACTCCTCCATCTAAATAAATAGAAAGAATACTATTTTTGGAAAAAATTTATGACAGCTAAAGTTACAGATCTAATAAAAACAACAACTGATATCGCATCAGCAGCTGCTCCTTCGCAGTTTGCAATGCATGCTTTATCTCGAGATGCAAACGGACTGTTAACTTATACAAAAATTTTATGGGCTAATACATCAGAATCTGTTTCACTTACTGATGGTTCTAGACTTGCATATAATGACATAGAAGATTTAATTGCTGGTGTTACTCCTAGTGGAACATATTATAATAACACTAGAATCATAGATAACGAAAATGCAAATAAATTAACTTTAGCTAATACTTTTTTAATTAGAGTTGTTAATGGTAATACTGCAACACCTTCATTTACTGTTAATGGTTTATCGAATACGACTCTTACCCTAGAAAAAGGTGTCGTTTATACTTTCCAAACGGACGATTTTAGCACTCAAAATTTTCCTCTTTATATTTCCGCAGTAGCAGGAGATAGTAATTATACAAATGAATTCACGAATGGAGTTTCCTACTCTCGTTCGGCTAATGATTCTACTAGTTCTTCTTTACTAACTACAAACAATTCAATAACACCACATTCGTTAATTTTTACTGTTCCTTTTGACGCTCCATCAACTCTATATTATTGCAGTGGTACAAATGCTAATTGTTATTCAAAAATGAATATAACGGAAGCAAGAGTTGATATTTCTCGCCGTACATATGAACAAGTAAGATTTGATACGCAACAGCTAACATATTACATAAATTCAAATGGATATTTTGTAGCTCGATATGGTGCTGATTACTCATATTAATAAATAGAATAAAATTCGGGAGCATACTTAAATGGTAGATTTTGTATTAGGTAGATTAAAGTTCACATATCAGGGAAACTGGGCTACCTCAACCGCCTATATTAAAGACGATATTGTTACATATGGTGGTAGAACATACGTATGTACGAGCAATCACACGTCGAGCTCGAATGCATCTGGTGGTTTTTATACAGATTCTTCTTACTGGACTCTTATTGCTGATGGTTTTTCATTTAAAAATACATGGGCTTCTAGCACTTACTATAAAGTAAACGATATCGTTAGAGTTGATGGTTATGTTTGGATTTGTACTACTGGTCATACATCAGCTGGTAGTTTTCACTTAGACGAATCTAACTGGTCGGTTTTTGTTCCTGGACTTATGATGGAAAATACTTGGAGTTCTGGAACTCAGTATTATCCAGGAGATATTGTTGGTTATGGTGGTTATACTTACGTTTGTATTCAGGACAGTCTTAATAATACACCATCGACCGCAACTTCATATTGGACACTTTTAACCACTGGTTATAATACTCGTGGTTCATGGAGTAATTCTACTTCTTATAAAGTTGGCGACGTAGTAACATACGGTGCATATAGTTATGTTTCTATTTTAGATAATTCTAATGTTATTCCTGGATCTAATACAACTTCAAACTGGCAGCAAGTTTCATCAGGTTCTCAGTATATTGGAACTTGGAGTTCTTCAACTAATTATAAGAAGGGCGATCAGGCAACTTATTCTGGAAGCACTTATATTTCTATTTGGGACGATAGTAATTCGAATAATTATAATTACACACCTTCACCATCTGGACCAAATACTGCTTATTGGTCTCTTGTATCACAAGGCGCTGCAAATACAGTTTTAACAACAACTGGCGATTTACTTTTCCAAGATACTAGTGGTCTTAATCGTTTAGCTATTGGTTCAAATAATCAAATACTAACTGTAAATTCTTCTGGTAAACCAGCTTGGGCTAATTCTGGTTTTGCAAATGCCGTTTATTATGTAACTCCATCGGGTTCAGATAATAATAACGGTACTTCTATGCAATCTGCTTTTGCCACAATTCAAAAAGCAGCTCAAACAGCTCCTAATAATTCAACTATCTTTATTAAAAATGGTACATATAGCGAAGTTTTACCAATCGTGGTTCCAGGTGGTGTTTCTATAGTTGGTGATTCTCAACGTGGTGTTATTGTTCAGCCAGCCAACAGTACATATTCAATTCAAACAATGTGGCAGTTATCTGATGCCACATTGTTAAAGAGTATGACATTTAAAGGCATGACTGGTTGGGTTGGTAATACTGGTTCTCCTAGCGATATTACATTAACAACGCCAGTTGGCGTTTTTGTTGCATTCAATCCTACTTCTCCAATTACAACAAAATCTCCATACATATTCGAATGTTCTGCGATTTCAACCCGTGGTATTGGTGCTTATGTTGATGGTTCTGCTCATGCAAGCGGCAATAAATCAATGCTGTTCCATGCCTATACTCAAATCAATGATGACGGTGTAGGTTATTATGTTAACAATGGTGGTCGTGCAGAAATTGTTTCTTGCTTTACTTACTATTGCTGGTTTGGATTTGCAACAGCCAATGGTGGTTATATTCGTGGGTTGAATAATAACAATTCATACGGTAAGTATGGTTCTTCTTCCTATGGTTATGATAGTACAGAAGTAACAGCCAATGGTACTCTTACTGGTAATATGTTAACTCTTTCTAATGTTAGCACGACAACATTTAGCACTGGTGAGTATATTGCTGGTAGCATTTCTGGCGCCAACGGATATGTGTTTAGTTTCCAGCAAGGAGCGAATACCCTTTATTATAAAACGATAAGTGGCACATTTGCCAATAATGACGTTATTACTGGTTCAGTTTCAGCAGCTAATGCTACAATTGCAAATACTGGTAACGGACAGAACGGTTATGTTCTTGTCGCTAATGGTTTTACTGCTTTACCAGATACAGGCGGCGCTATTGTTTTCAATTCTGGTGATACAGGCAATGCATATATTATTCAAAGCGTTTCTGGTAGTTATGTAAATACCTCAAGTAATTTAGTTTTTGTTCTTGCCAATCAGAAAACTTATCCATCTCCTCAGGCTAATACATTTAAGATTCGTTATAAATATAGCCAGATTCGTTTGATGGGTCATGACTTCCTGAATATTGGTACTGGTAATACAGTAACTACTAACTATCCAGGAGTTCCTTCTGTATCACCTGTACAGAGCCAACAGATTAATGAAAACCTTCCTGGACGTGTTTTCTATGTTGCTACCGACCAATCTGGTAACTTCTATGTTGGTAAGTATTTTAGTGTTCAGCAGGCTACTGGTATTGCAACACTTAATGCTTCGGCATTTAATCTTTCTGGTCTTTCTACTCTACGTCTTGGTGCGATCGGTGCGCAGCTCGGTGAAACGATTAATGAGTTCTCTTCAGATTCTACTCTAAGTTCTAATAGCGTAAGCAAAGTTCCTACTCAATCTGCGGTTACTGTATATGTTGGTAATCAGTTTACAAACAGAGGTTATAGTTCTTATAGTATAAGTTTTGGTAATTCTACAGTTAATGCAGCTATTACTAATACATCGATA